TATTTATAGACGTAAATACTCTGTGCCTACCTTATACAGAGTTTAAAAAAGAGAAAAACTATTATAGTTCTTATAATAACTATATTTCCTAATTAAAAAATAATATTTGGAGAAATCACATGAGTGATCTTTTAAAAGAAGCCATTGCTGATGCAAAAGCCGTTCGTGAAACTGCGCTCGCAAATGCAAAGATGGCACTAGAAGAGGCATTCACTCCTCAGCTTAAATCTATGTTGAGCGCAAAATTGCGTGAAGACGATGATGAATGGGAAGATGGTGAAGAGCCTGTTGGTGATGAATTTCCAGTAGAAGACCCGTTAGTGGCTCAATATGATGTTCCTGGTGAAGAGGAAGAAATTCCCTTTGAGGAACCTGATGATGTAGTTGCTGCTGGTATGTATGGAGAACAAGATCCAGTACCTAATGACGAAGTACCAATGGACTTAGGGCCAGAAGTAGACCCTGAGCTTGATGTGGATATGGAAGAAGAAGGTGTAATTGAGATCAACGGTGTTGAATACGTTCCGCGTGTTCAAGCTGAAGATTTCGCTGGTCAAGATTCTGCTCCTTTGGCTGACCCAGCTCAACCAGCTGGTGACGGTGAAGAAATGTTCGAAGATAAAGAAGATAAATTAGATTTAGAATCTATTATCAAAGAACTAGAATCTGAGTTAACTGAAGAAGATGACGCTTATCCAGAAAATGTTGAAGGAAAGGAAGACCCCGACCATGTTGGTGATCAAACCACTGGTGTAGGGGACACACCTAATAAAGTATCTGAACAATCCGATTCCTCAGAAGTTGGTAAATCAGCAAATCATGTTAATGTTGGTGATGCCAATGATGAGCCGGAAGATGTTAAAGAGGTTGTTGAAATTGATGACGACCTTTTTAAGGAAGAAGACGATGCTTATCCAGAAGATGTTGAAGATAAGAAAGATCCCGATCATATAGAAAACATGGCTGAAGAACTCAAAGAGTATAAACAAGCCGTTAGATTCTTGAGGGATAAGCTTTATGAAGTTAACATTCTGAATGCTAAACTCTTGTTTACAAACAAACTGTTTAAGGAATTTGCACTTGATAATTCTCAGAAACTGCGAGTAGTTGAGACGTTTGATCGAGCTCAATCAACCCGTGAAATCAAATTAGTGTATTCTACACTTGTTGAAAGTTTTCAAGATGGAAAAGTCATACGCAAATCAAAAATCAAAGAATCAGCTAGTACTAGAACTGGATCAACAAGGCCATCTAAAGGATCACGTAAAGTGATTACTGAAGAGAGTCAAGTTGCAGAACGGTTTAAGAAGTTAGCTGGTTTATCTAAATAACATAATTAAATTGGAGAAATTTAATGTCTAATTATATAAACGAAGCATTACTTGGCACATCTCCTTACAAGAAACAGCAAGAAGACGCAAAGAAGCTTTCCAATAAATGGGAAAAGACAGGCCTTCTTGATGGTATCGATAATGATTTTCAAAAAAGTGGCATGGCCCAGTTGCTTGAAAATCAGGCTCGTGAGCTAGTTAAAGAAGCTTCAGTATCAAGCCCTAGTGCTGGATCTACTGGAACCTTTGCTGGTGATGAGGAATGGTCTGGTGTAGCTTTACCATTAGTTCGTAGAATTTTTGGTGAGATTGCTGCACAAGAGTTTGTTTCTGTTCAACCAATGAACCTACCATCCGGTCTTGTATTTTATCTGGACTTTCAGTATGGATCTAATCGACAAGGATTTGATAAAGATTCATCTCTGATGGGTAAAACAGGTAAATACAGTCCTTCTGGCTCATCTGCACCTTATGGTGATGATAGCTATGCTGGTGGCTTTTACGGTGCAGGTCGTTATGGGTACACCATGGCAACTGGATCAGATACTACACTTGATGTAGCTACTGCTGCTTTAGCAAATTGGAAAGATGTACACTTTAATGCTGAACTAAGCTCGTCTGTGAATGCAGGCAAGATCTTTAAATGTACTAGTGCAATCACTGCAACAGATGTTGATAAGCTAGCGGTTCGCGCTGCTGTTATCTCATCTGGATCTATCACTAAAGGTAGTCCAAATGGTGCTGCAATCGGCGCTGGAAAAACTATTAATAGATTCTTTCCAGAATTAAATAGTATTACTGGTGAAGATGGAGCTGCAGGAACTATGACATGGTTTGCCTCAGCTTCTGCTGCTGCAAATCTTCATGATGAAACAATGACACTGCATTATCCGAAGTACACTACTGCAACATCTCGTGGAGATTTTGAAGACCGTACTGGTAATGCAACCACAGATTCATTACAGATTCCGCAAGTTGATATCGAACTGAAATCACGTGCGATTGTTGCTAAAACCCGTAAACTGAAAGCTGTATGGACTCCTGAGCTTGCTCAAGACCTTAACGCTTATCATTCAATTGACGCTGAAGCTGAATTGACATCTATGTTGAGTGAGTACATTTCGATGGAAATCGATTTGGAAATCCTGGACATGCTTATCAGTGATGCCGTAACAACTGATTATTGGTCTTTAAGACAAGGCTATGATTATAATGCTACGACAAACGCGTTCGCTTCGAATGTCTTTTATGGTACTCGTTTTGAATGGTGGCAGACACTTGTTGCCAAGATTCAGAAAGTTTCAAATGAAATACATCGTTTGACACTACGCGGTGGCGCTAACTTTGTTGTATGTGGTCCAACCATTGTAACAGTTATTGAATCGTTGCCTGGATACATGGCAGACACAGATGGTGATAAAGCTAAATTTGCTATGGGTGTACAACAGATCGGTGGTATTAATAACCGCTGGGATGTTTACAAGAACCCATACATGGCAGAAAACACCATACTTGTTGGTTTCCGAGGAAGCAATTTCTTAGAAACTGGTGCTGTATATGCCCCTTACGTACCTCTTATCATGACACCATTGGTGTACGATCCTAGTGATTTTACTCCACGTAAAGGTGTAATGACGCGTTACGCTAAGAAAATGATTCGCCCTGAGTTTTATGGTAAAATACACGTTGATCGCTTAGATCTACTGTAAACATAAACGCAGTAAGCGGTAATTAAAAAAAGGGATAGATTTTTTCTATCCCTTTTTTTGTTCTATAGTTGATATTTATATATGGAAGTTATAAAATATTGGAGATTTAAATGTCAAAATTTAATTATATATATGCTGACCCCACTGCAAATGCTAGTGGAAGCACACCTTTTGGTATATATGATAATGATTCTATCTTTCAGACAGATAGTATAACTGTTACAAAATGGGTCTCTCGACGATTAGGATACCCTGTTATGCAATTAGAATTTTACAGCGGTTCTATATGGGCATGCTTTGAAGAATCTGTTTCTGAATATTCTTTACATATTAATCATTATAATATGAAAAACTGGCTTTGGGAACAATATGGATCAAGTAATAGAGTATCTGGATCTTTAGGAACCGGTAGTCTAGAACCAACACATCCACATATGGGATCATCGTTTGTATTATCAGATCAATACGGTCAAGCTGCTGCTATTGGGGGTGATGTTACATTAAAAAGTGGATCTGTAACGCTTGTTGCTGATCAGCAAGATTATAATTTACAAAACTGGGCAGAAGCTTCTGAAAGTAGTGCTAGACTAGTAATACAGCGCGTTTTTAATCAAGGGCCGGCAGCTATAACAAAGTTTTATGATCCTTTTGCTGGCAGTTTTGAACAGAGACAGATGTTAGATGCATTTGGTTTTGGAAATGTTTCCCCTGCTGTTACTTATATTATGAGACCTATATCTTATGATATAACTCGAGCTCAAGCTATCGAAACAAATGATTTGATTAGAAAATCAGCATACTCATTCCATGTGGCTAACAATGTTCTTAAATTATTTCCTATACCTAAAGGATCTGACGCGGGAGACAAAGTGTGGTTTGAGTATTATGTACGGAGTGATGTTGCTAGTACAGCGAGATCATATACTACAAATAAAGTTTCAGACCCAAGTAATGCTCCATATAAATTTATTACATATAATGAAATTAACTCTACTGGTAGACAGTGGATTCGAAAATTTACATTAGCTTTAGCAAAAGAGTTATTAGGTATTATACGAAGCAAGTACGCATCTTTACCTATACCAAATGCAGAAGTAACATTAGATGGCGAATCATTAAAAGCAGAGGGGAGAGAAGAAAAGGAAGCACTTTTAGTAGAGCTTAAAGAATTCTTAGATAGCGTTACGTTATCAGAGAGATCTCGAGCAGAAGCAGACACAGCTACTGCAAACCAAGAGCTTTTATCTAGATCGCCGCTAACAATTTATATAGGATAGCAAAATGGCTATACTTAAACCATTTTTCATACCTCAAAAAGAAGTAGATCTCTTTGATGCTCTTAATGAAGAGCTAATTGATGATGTACTAGGTCAATATGTAGATATTTATAAAATTTCTTTAGAGAATACTGAAGTTAATATGTATGGTGAGTCAGCAACTAAATATTATGAAGATGGTTTTAGAGTTAATTGCTTAATATCTTTTGAAGAGCCCACGTATGAAGATAATGAATTTGGAGCAGATTTTAATGCTAATTTAGAGATGTTTTTTCATCGAACAACATTAAAAGAAGCTACTGGGTCATACGGAACAGGGTTCTTTCCAGAAATAGGTGATATTGTGGATTGGAATGATATTTATTGGGAGATTAATTCAGTTACAGAGCCACAACTGATTGGTGGACATCAAGCATTTAAACATATGATAAAAAGTGTAGCTCACAGATCAAGAATATCAGGATTACAAATTGAAGAGAGGCCAAGATAATGAATTTAGAATTATTAAAAGAGAGATTTGGTGATTCTGCATCTACAAAAAAAGACAAAGCAGATAACAAAGAAAAAATTCATGAAAAACTAAATGTTAAGTTTAATCCTTCTAATGGTGTAGATAATTTAAAATCTTTTAAATCCCAACATCAAGATAAAATAGATGAAAAGCAAAGAATTATTGAAAATTTAGAAATAGAAGCTTCTCAATTAGCTAGTGAGGTTTTAGCATTACAAAAAGACAAAGCTGTTATTTTAGAAAAATTGAATAAATCTAAATGGATAGAAAATAAAATTGCTTCAACAACAAAAAAAATGTATGAAGATAAAATTAAAACAATGAGTTATGTAGATAGCTCAGAGTTAATCCCTTTGTTAATAGCTGTTTCGAGAAAAAAACAAGGTAATGAAAAATTAAACTGGGGAGAGTGGTTGAAAATACCAGAGAACAAATATTTATTTCAAATAAATGAAAGTATAGCTAAAAAGGTATTTGAAGATACTAATGTTTTAATAGATAGAGCTGTAGGCTTTATAAACAAAAGAAGAACATATGGGGGAGATGCTGCTAAAAATTACGCATTATCATTTACAGGCGATACGGCTGCTGATTCAAGAAAAGATTATGTAGAAACTACATTTAATCCTGATTCATATGATGGGGCAGGGACTGGACTTAATCGTGAATTTACTGTTTCTTATTGGGTTAAACCACTTGAATTGACTCATGATACTTATTTTGCTTTTGGTAAAAGATCTCAAGCTAATAGCGCTTTCCAATTTGGTGTTAAAAATGCAAATAAGATTAAGATTGGTATTGGCTCGGCAGATAAAGATGATAATACACATCTAGATGGTATTGGATGGGAGTCCGGAGATGATAATGTTGCTCACGGTGCTGAAGTAGGTAAGTGGAGTCATTGGGTTGTAACATATGGTGGCGATGACCATTCATCCATTGGTGGCGATAGACAAGTAAGGGTATGGATAGATGGAGTTGAAATTTTGAAAAATAATGCTTCTGGTGGAGGTATGGGAACTGCAAATTGGACCCCCGGTTGGCAGAATTGTGATGAGGGTTGTGATGATGCTGCTAATGCTGCAAGCTATCTTTACTTCGGAGGTCGTAGTGCTTATCAAGATCTTGTTAATCCATATAATCAGGGTTGGGCTTGCAGTCTTAGTGAAGTAGCTATTTATAATGTAGAAAAAGATGAAGATGGTACTTTTGCTAACGAAGTATATAATGGTGGTACTGGTTATGACCATAGTGGTAATAGTGGTCTTGTAGGATATTGGAAATTCGATGAAGGTAGTGGAACTACTGTTAAAGATTATGGTCCATATGAAAAACACGGAACACTAACTTCAGA